AAACAAGGATTGCAAGAAAGCCCACAGCAAAGCCAACGGCTGACTCGTGCTTAACCAAGTTAAAAAATTCGGCCACTGGTTCACCAAGAAACCAAGAAGCTGCAAGGCCACCCAGAAACATCACAACGAGGTCAACCCCCGTTACTCTTGCCATCCATACGGCAAGCCCTGAGCCAGTAGCGCCAGCGGCAAGCCTTTGAGCGATTTCGTTTTCAATCATTTGCTACTCTCCGGCACATCATGCCCACCCGATTTAGCGCGAACACAAGCATCAGTTCAATGATCATATCTTGACCCCCGCGCTGCGAAGCTGAGAAATTGCCGTGGCATATCTGATTTTGAGCGCAGTTGGCAAGGGCGCTACTAAAGCGTTATAAGCAGCCAACAGAATTTGTTTTGCGCTAGCCTCATCGGTTGATGAAGCCAAGCTGGTGGTTTTCGTCAGCACCAAAAAAGTATTTTTCACAGTCAGCAAAGACGTGTGCTCAGAGCTACCGAAGAGATATTCTCCGAGCATGCCGTTCACTACATCAATCGCAATCTTGAGCTGCTCGTCACTGTTTTTTATAGCCGCCGCCTCCCACTTAGCGCGAGTAGGCACAGCCGCCGCTTGATCGGCCTGCCATTGCGCAAAATCAGCATCTGACATTTCTTGCGTCGTGCCGTCAAAAAGTTTAATGATTGGTCTTGTCATTTTGAAAGTCCTGTAAGAATCAATTTGCCAGTATTCCATGTGCCACTTTGCAAAAAGATGCGAATCCCAGTTCGCGCAGCGACAGTAGAGGCCAGCCCCGCATACTCACTTGTGTATTTCGAGGCCGCAAGTGCGCCCAACGGCCAGCTGGTATATTGCGATTCGGAGGTGATTTGGAAGCGAGCGATGCTCGTTTTGGGTGAGCGAATACTCATGGCTGATGATGCAGTCACGAAAGGACCGCTTGCTACTTCTCCACAAACATACCCAAAAGTTGAGTTTGGTTGAACACCACCTCGAACGAACGGATCGGGCAAGCCGCCAGAAGCTAAACTAAACACCCCAATATAATCACCTGTGCCACTATAAGCCGTGGCGTTGTTGATCAGCCGCCAGTAAATCTCAGTCTTTTCATTGACGACCATGCCCTCCAGCAGAATTTCAAATTTCTCGAAATCATCCATCGGCAAATAGAGGTCAACCGAGCCTACACCAGCAAGATCAATTATTTGCAATGGCTTGGTGACAGAGCCGTCAAGCTGGCGATTGAGCACATAACCCCATTGTCCCGCGCCGTTCGTCACAAGGATGTGAGGCAGTAGGCGACGCTGCGTGAATGGCACAAGCGCGGCGGATGAGAAGTTCGGAGCTGTTGGGCTTAAATCATAAGCCACATCACAAGCGCCAGTATCTGGTCTGCGAATGGCATAGGCGTAGTAGCGGGTAAAGTTTTGAATAGTTCCCGTGGTCAAGCCGCCGCCCGCGCCTTGCACAAAGTTTGCCGTGGTCTTCGCAAGCACAGAATTGAGCGTGATGTAAACAGAGTTGGTTGGGTCTGTGCATTGGCCGGATGCGATATTGAGAGTAGAGCTAGCGCCGGGGGTGGAGCAAGTCAGGCCAGTGAAGTAGTTTTGTAAAGTATTTCTCTGATAAAAAACATACCACCCACCAGAAATAGGAATTGCAATAGCGCAATCACCCGCAGCCGTGGTGATGTTCAAACCACCCGGCAAAATCAGGGTTGTAGCGTTGTGCGTGAGTGTGAGAGCACCAGCAAAGCGCATAAATCGCGGGCCATTGAAATTCGTGCCAAACGATGTAATTGAGGTTGTACCAGTTATGCGCAAAAAGTTAGTATTTTGAGCGCCGATATCGGTAGTGCCTGCGGAGGCTAAGTCTGATTCAGTGCCCTGGCTAAATAGTTGTTGCCAAGCGAGTGATTGCCCCGTAGCTGAGCCAGCCCCCAAGCTCGTTAGCTTGTTATTGCTCATGTTTAAATTACCCGTGATAGGCGTTTGCCCATCTGCGGATACTGATTGCGTCATTGCTGCAACAAGGTCAGCCAATAGGGTGTTCCAATCAGCAGCCGTGGCGCTGTTGCCGTTTGTTGCAGGGTTGAATGAGCCGCTTGGAGCTTGGTACGTACCACTTCCGTTGCGCATAATGGTTTTCCTTTAGAATGTGTGTATGACTAATGAACAGTATTCACTTGCAATCGCATTGGTGTTAAAGCCTTTTGCAGCCTTAGCGCTGTTTGGCTTTTTGCTTTTTGCAAGGTACTTATTCATAAAATATATGCCTGATTCAAAGATTAAGCGGTTACTGCTGATTCGCTTGGATAAGCCCAGGGGCTGACGCGCCGATAGCCGCGCCACTCCTACGAAGTCCGTTAACCATTGCTTGCATCTGTGGCGTAACCATAGAACTTTCTAAAAGCCTAGCAGCTTGCACAGGGTCAAGCATGGATTGCGCCAATTCTTGCGCCATTTTTTCGTTTGCGTCTCGATAGAGTACCTGCCCAAACTTTTGAGCTATATTGCCAACCGTCCCTACAGGGGAAAGATTTTGCAAAGTATTTGGCAATCCTGATTGCGCCATCATGTTGTTAAACGCCATTTTTTGCACAGTGTCAGAACCTACGTCGCGCCCTGCGGTTTTTGCAAAGTCTGCGCGTAGTAAGTCGTCCTGAATGTTTTGCAATGTTTGCATTTGACTAGGCGACAGCACATCAGCCATGCCAACATTTCGCCCGGTAACGTTTCGAGCGGTTTGATCGCCAATGGCGCGAGAAAAAGCAGCCGGAGTAATATCCCCGCGAAAGTTCGTAGCCCTTTGCCCTACTGCGCCCAATACTTGCCCCTGAGTAACTGGGGGAGACATTTGAGCAAAAGTTTGCCGCGCTTGCGTGTAGGCTGGGTTTAGTTGGTCAAGCACATCCAAAAACTCTCTTTGCAGCCCGACAAAAGCCCGCGCAGTATCTGTATCGCCGCTACGTTGCGCCGTGTTAATGGTTGAATCAATTATGCGTTTAAGGTAGTGCGATCCTTGAACAGAGCCCATATCTGTAATCGGCACGCCTTCAACTTTAGCTAGGCGCTGTGCTTGTGCGACTAAATCATCGGGCACACGTTCCATTAGTCTAGTAATTCTTGGTTGAATGGCTTGCGCGACATTCGCATCCATGCCCGCCGCTCTTGCTGCGTCATACAATGGGTCAGCCGCCGCAGTGCGAGCCGCAATAGCCGCTTGTACGTCAGGCGTAATCCCTTGCAAAGCCGCCACCCTTGCGTCATTGTTTGCAATTTGCCGCGCTGCAAGTTGATTCATTGCTACAGGGTCTGTAGCTGTTGCCGCCCTTTGTAGAGCCGCAATACCGGCATTTCCTGCGGCTTCGCCAGCCGTAGGCAAAGAGCCGGGTACTAATGGTTGCGCACCACGTAACGCCCTGATAACTGCATCACCTTGACCGCCTGAAGCTGTGTTCATAGTGCGGCCAATAATTTGACTTCTGCCGCTTTGGTTTAGTGGGTCAATAAACGATTTTGCCACTTGCCCAACACGAATAGCAGCAGGCACAGCAGCACCAGCAACACCACCAATGCCGATGTTTTTAGCGCTTTCGCTTAAGCTTGTGCTAGGCTGTAAAGCGCCATAAACTGCACCAATAGCAGCGCTACCGGGGATTGTTGCCGCGCCCGGTATAAATGCGGTAGGAGCGGCCATAGCCATGTTACCAAAGATGTTGCCAGCCATGCCAGCGCCAGTCTTCATTAGTGGCTTGTCCATCTCTCGCATTTCTGCAATTTGATCATTTGACAAGCCACCTAGAGCTTGCGGCAAGTATTGACGAACACCGCGCCCAACATCAACTATTGCTTTGCCAGTGCCAGCGGCAAACCGTTCAAAACCGGACATACCTTCGGTGGGGTCAATGGCTTGTGGTTTAGATTGTTTCTGGGCAAAAGCCGATTGCGCCGCTTGTATCAATTGAGCTTCGCTAGCTCCCTCCGGCCCTTCAATTTTGATGATTGACCCGTCGGGCGCTTGGACTTGATAGATTTTCATGGCAGAACCCTAAAGCCATCAGGCATACCCGGCATCGCCGGAGTGCTAAAAAACGGTGTAAGCCCTTTAGTACCCGGGAGGCTCTCAGCCGCTTCCATTCTTTTTTGATGTGTCTGAATTGTCCATTGCGCCGCCCTAGCCGAAGCTAATGATAACTGTCTAATTTCTGCTGGCGTTAAATCACTAATGTCGCCTGACATTGCTTTTTCAGCAAGTTTGCTTTCGCTTTCTGTAATAGCGCCTTGCCCGCTCATTTGCTTTCTGCCTTGCAAAGTCATTTCAGCCAACCCGCGAATTGCTGACCTCGTATTTGCCAACACCTCCGCATTGCTTGCCCCGCCAACTCCAAGCAGTTGCGCCGCTTGCCTTGCTGTGATTCGAGCATTAGCCATTGGCCCAGCAATAACCCCGCCAGAATCTACAGCTTGCACAATTCTGTTTGCCGCATCAATTGTTCTAACTGCACCCTCGGCGGCTACGGATGACTCTTTAAGAAGCCCACCAACTTGACCGGCAATATTTTCAGATGCTTTGTTTTCAATGCGATTTGTTATGCTTGGAGCGCCTGCTTTGGCAATACTTGTCTTAGCCGAAACCAAGGGAGCATTTGGCACGATATTGCCACTAGCATCACGGATAAGCATATCGCTAAACGGATTGCCAGTTTTTTGCATTGCGTTAACGCCTTGTGGCGTATCTCCGTACTCCGTAACCGGGATAAGCTGCCCGCCTACGTCTTTGAATTGCACTTTTGCGCGGCCAAGGTTAGGGGCTTCCATATAGGACTTTACAAACTCAGAAGGAACACCCATTGCAATCGCTTGTTGTGGCGCAATGCCGCTGCTGAGAATCTGCCCGTATTTAGTCGTAAGCGCATCAGCCTGCGCCCTCTTTGCCGCCTCTTGCTGATTCGTTACCATCCCTTGCATGCCAGCTTGTCGCAATTGCGGGTTGTGTGCGCCCATCAATGCACCATAGCCTGCCATCGCATCAGGCGCTACAGCTTCTTTTCTCACTACCTGCATGGGGTTGCCATCATCATCATTTGGCGTAAGAGGCTGAATATCTCGCGCAGGTTCACCACGCAAAGCAGATGCAAACTTAGCCATTGCGTCAGCGTCCATGCCTTCGCGTTTAGTGCGCAATTTGTTAATCTCGCCGCCGATAGCTTCGTCTTGTGCTGCGCCTGCTTTTCTGCGCAGCCCTGCGGCCAGGTATTCCAAAGGGTTCGCGTTAACGTATATATTACCAACCATTCGCCCTTCGGGGGTTTCAGTTTGCCGCAGCCCTTGCGCCCGTTGTCTGCGGGTCATCAGTTCTTGGAGTTCGTAATCGTTCATGTTATTACATCCCAAACATACCGCCGATGGCCGTACCGCCTAACGGAGCTGTAGCCAATCCAAATAGCCCCTTCATTAAGCCCCCTTGCTGGGCTTGATCTGCGTTGTATGCGTTCATCTGAGCGCCGTATTGAGCATTGGCCGCGCCCAACATATTCGGGCCTCCGGTTGTGGCTTGCTGTGCAAACTGTTGAAACTGTGGGTTTTGAACTTGATTGCCAGTTCTTAGTGCGTTAATTAAATTAAGCGGGCGGTCTTTTAAGTATGCCTGTTCTTGCAGGGCAGATGCGCGGTTAGCTTGGTCAAGACCAATACCCTGCAAAGCCGCTTGCATCTCAAGATCATTGCGGCCTTGGTTGTAGTTTGCCATTTCCCGTCCGAAAGCGGTAGAGCCTAGCCCAATGCCTTGATTTGCCATCTGTGCGCGTAGCTGCTCCTCTCGCTGCTGCATCTGTGGATTAAGGCGCGACAAGATCGCCTGTTGCGCGGTTTGACCTACATCAATCGCACGTTTTGGCAATTGCGAAACGTCCATTTCTGGATTTTCAAAAGCAGCACGAACCTTATCAAAGCCGAGGTTTGCAACCTCACCGTATTTTCTATTCAATGCCAACTGCTGATCAAGCGCCGCTTGCGCTTCTGGGTTCAACTCCATGTTCTGCTCCCAGCCTGAATCTGGGTCATATTCCATAAAGTCTTCTGGCTTTGGAGCAGTTAGAGGCATCTGCGAAGACCCATATTTGTCTCCAAAATTAGGACCCCCAAATCCTGGCCGTTCTATATCGAGTGGGTTATTAGGGTCAAATTGGTAATTACTCTGCGGTTGAGCTGATTGGCGTGCTAAAGCCGCGTTGTGCGAGGCCATTGCGCTGTTATACGCTTGGTAATTGATTGCCCCTGTAGGCTTTTGAGAATATGTCAATTTACCGTAGGGTGTATATTGATTGATCCTGTTTGCTTTAGTTGCAGAGCGTGCCGCCGCGAGATTGCCAGCGGCAGTTTCTCTCGCTGCGCTTGCGTAGTCAGGAGGAGGAGGAGGGTCGGATTTGCCAAACAATGGCATTCGCCCACCGATAGGCTGAAATGCCCTAGCGTTGTATTCCGAAATGTCTAACAAGTGAAGCATATTTATCCTCTAGGTACTTACATTCATCTCGGAATAGCCGATATATGAGAATGTCGCCGCCGCTAGGGTTTGCCTGCTTCAATGCACATTCTAATTCAAAACCCATCTGACTCACAAGCCTTTTTGATGGCTCGTTGTCGTCATTTACTGGGACTGTTATCCGTCTAACCTTTAACTGATTAAAAGGGTAATCAAAGATCGTAGCCAAATATCCACGGTTTGCCCATCCCGGCTCACCTCTGATATGGCATACAACATTTGCCCCGTTAAACTGCTCATAAATCACGCCAGCAACCAACTCGCCGTTTTTCAATAGCCCGATGGTTTGCCCGTTTCCCTTAACCCATTGGCCACCTGCTTTCTCGCATACCCACGGCCCTATAACATCTGAGTCAAGATAGATCAAAGCACCCCTCTACCCGGCTGATAAACGTAGTCAACTGACGAAAACTGTAGCATTGCGCCGTTGCCCTGAGCCTTCATTCTGAGCGCCGCTGAGTTGGCCACATCGCCCACCGTGTTCCATCCTGTGATATTTGTCAGCCCAGAACCCCAAACCATCGAACCCCACAACATAGCGCCCCAAACCATTCCAGAGGGGGGCGTATAGCTCAGAGCGCCGGTTACATCTTCGGGGAAATAATCGGTGTTTAGCCCGTAGAGAATAGAAGGCGTGCCAGATGTTGCCAAGTATGGGCGAACCATTGTGATGTATTTGTTAAACGTCTGAGAACCAAAGTTCACGAAGGCAGGCAATACATCAGCCTGAATCGGAGTGGATACGTCAAGGTTTCCAGTCCAAGCCTTATAGATTTTCGTGCCATCGCCGTAGTAAAGACCTGTTGAGGCGTTAAGCCATACGTTTGAGTCCCAGCCTGTAAACTTTGACCATGCGCCCGTAATCGTGTTTTGTGCGAATTGGTAATTATTGCCTACGGATTGAGGCACATTCAAAATCAGCATGTTTTGGTCAGGATAAAGGCAAAGCTGCCATCCAAACGTCGATGCTTGAGTGTTTGCCGCTTGGCTTACTGAGTTTTGAATCTTGTCGGTGATTGCGATACGACGATCAACGCTTGCGCTTAGAAGCCCCTTCCCAAGCGGGTAAACGCCTTCCATCGTGTTGATAGCGAGATCGCCGCCGTATTTGATAGCGCAGCGTCGCCCTAGAGGTCTGCCCATTGTAAACACCCCAACAAGCCGCCACGTTGCTGCGCTGCTAGGGTCTGTACCTGAGTACACGGCAATTTCTCCGTTTGTAGAGATCACCACTAAATGATCGTCTGCGCCATCGCCCGCGTCAATCGTCCATGTGTAGGCCGCGTTAATCGAGCCGCCTAAACGGAAAACCGAACCAAGATCAAGGAAAGCCGCCGCGCCGCCTACTGAGAGAGTAGGCAAGTAGGCCAGCTCCATGCTGTTTTTAACGACAAAGAACAGTCGATTTTTAAATACACATGCGTGGATAAGTTCGCTCGTTGTAACACCCGCGATTGCGGGAGAGGATGCTCCCGTTACTGCTGTCCAAGTCGTGCCATTCCACAGTCTAGGCGAATCTGCGCCGTTCACGAGGTAAAGGAACGAACCGCCCGGAGTGGTGATATTTGCCTCTTGCCAGCGAGCGTTAGCCAATCCAGTTTGAACAGCCGCGCCGACAGCGCCCGCAGTGGTCACGTTGAATATCGAAGTGCCAGCAGCGGCGAATAACGTAGATGTACCAGATTCAGGCAAATACTCTACCAGCGTTTCCACCGGCGAAGCGAAGCCGGTAACGTGGTCAACTGTCCCGCTGCGGATTGCTAAATAGGATGGATAGCACCACCAATTATCTAAGACCACCGCGTCCGTAGGCTTCATGGCTGCGATGGAGTCGCGGTCATTCAACCCGCCGATTGGCGCGGGCACTGACAGGGTTTTGAATTTAGGTGTAACCATTAACCAGCCCACGAACCATCAGGCACGTTGTTTAGCGTAAGAAGCCCCGATGGAAACACTGGAGCCATTGAAAGCACAGGAGCGCTCTTGTCTTGCCCTTTGAGAGTTTCTAGCAGCGTTCTGAACTCTGACAGATCAAACGTGCCATCTAATCCTTTTGCGGCTTTCCACTGAGATTTAAGCCCGGTAATCAGCAGGGAATCATCAAATATTGGCGAATCTGTGTCAGCGGTAAACGATGCTTTGCGCGTACCGTCCTGCCCAATAATCCAATTAGCCGAAACGTATTCATATGCAAACAACAACCCATTCGGAGGGCTTGGAACAATGTTTACAGCATTATTGGCAATGCGGAATCTTTGACGCGGACCTGAATAAACAATGCCAGATCGGAACGACTGCCAATCTTGAGAGGACTCCAGCCCCATCAGCGGCCAGCGGTTTGTTCTATCCCATTCAGTTTGAGGAATTTGCCTATCCCAATCAGCGGGTAAATTGTAGGCATTCTGTGAAAACGTAATATCTACCGTTGCGTCAGCCGTTGCAGGCATGTTCATTAAAACGGTAGTAGGAGAGCTTACCGAGGATATTTGTGCAAATGGCTGAATACCCGCACCAGATACTCCGAACTGAGTAGAAAGCCCGGTAGTGTCTGCGACTGTGATGGTATTTGAGCCGTTAACCGTTGTCCCGCTTACAGTAGTGGCTGTGGTTGTAATCAGGTATTCGGCTTGCAGTCGTTGCCATTCAAACTGACGCACGATGTCAATACCCAACCGATTCAACAAGGCTTGCATTTGTTGCACTTGCTTGTCCTGAGAGCCAACCACTACAGACGGCTGGCCTAGCGCAAGCTCTGCGCAAACTTGTTGAATCAGTTGGAGTAAAGTCATTATTCGTCTTTCTTAGGCCGTCCGGGGCTGCGCTTGATTTCAGCGACAGTCTCAGACAGTTCAGCCACTTGTCTTTTGAGCGCTTCTTTTTCCTCGTCAGCCTTGGAAACGCCCGCAGCATCAAGCCATTTTTGCGCGCTATTTCTTAAAGTGTGGAAGCCAGCACCCATTTTCATAGCGTTACCGTCAGCCATAGATGCAAGTTGCTCTACAGTGTGGCACTCTACGTATTTCAATTCTTTGATTTGTGCGCGGGTGATTTGAGGCCATTCCTCTAATGGAGTGCCGACTACATCGCCCGTCTTTTGTGTGGCTTGATACTCAGCCCATTGGCGCGGGTAACTCTTAAAGTCGGATTCTTTTGCCGCACGCTCTACGATATTGTTTGCATCTCCGGGAATCATTTTCCGAATGAACGGAACATCCTTAAAGATTGGTCGTCCTTGCTTTTCGCTCTCGTAAGAGAGTTCAACAGCATCAGTGTAAAAAGTGACAAATACGCCGGTAGGGTTTTCCATTTAGGGCTTTCAAAAGTTAAAGAAAAGAGGGGGAGCAATCCCCCTCTGAGTTTACACGCTAGCGATGCTGAACCAACCACGATCACCCACAGCCATCGCCGTTGCTGGCGAGGTGTAAGCGCCAGCCGTTGCGGTAGCAAGGAAAGTCGCGGGTGGAATCGTGCAAAAAGCGTTCGACGCTGGAATTGCAATCGAAGCCTGCGCGTACACGTAGCGTCGGCCATTTGTGCCCCACACCTGATCACCCAATCGGGCATCAGCGACTTTACCAGCAGCAAGGTCGGCAGCGAGGGAAATGGTGTTAAGGTCAGCCCCAAGTTTGGGGGTGCTAGTTGATGGAAGTGCCATGATTCATTTTCCTTTCAGTGTTTGTTAGTCAATCAATCCAACAACACGCCTTGGAACTGAGCACCCGAGCTAGTCATATTGCCAGCCCAGCCCATCAATTTCACGGTTGCGTCTTGGTTGACAGATTGACGCTCACCACCGATTGCGGTGAAGTTGCGAGCAGCGTGCGGACGGAAGAACAAATACTTCGTGTTGATGAAGTACATGCGGTTTGTCGGAGCAGAGCCGCCGATACCACCATCGAGATACACAGGGCAGTTCAAGCCAGCGCCGTTGTAAGCAATGGAAGTAAAGCCGCTAGCGGCATCGGACTCGCTCGTAATGCGCTGAATTGCTTGCAGCGATTCGAGGAACAGGCGGTAGTAGTTGTTGTCAGCAACGATCATATCGGGCTTGTCAGATCCGCGAACCAGTTGAACGGCAACACGGTTCATGTAGCTTTGGATGTTTGCCGAAGTAGCAGCAGCGCCGCCATCGGTGGTTGCATCAAAAGCCACATTGCGCCAGAAAGACCACGTAGAGCGGTTAATGCCGCCGTAAGTGCCGGACGTTGGAGTGGAAGAAATTGCGGCAGCCAAGCCGGTAATTGCTTTGCCGCCAGAACCCGTACCATCGCCATAGCAGTCAGCAGCAATCAGATTAAGCAACTGCGCTTCTGCCACTTGCATGCGGCCTTCAAGCAGGTCAATAAATTGCTCTTCGCCAGCGTTTTGCAACTCTTCAAGACCCGCGATAGTGACAGCAGAAGAGTACTGCTTGATGTCAAATTGCGCATATGTGACAGGGCTATTTGGCGTGATGTCGATCACGTCATAGCCTGAATAAGCACCAGCGTTGATTGTTGCCGGGTCGTTATACATCAATTCTTGAGTGATGATGCGGCCACCGGAAAACGTTTTCACGTTCCCACGTTTGCGCAACTTATCAAGAAGTGCTGTTTGCTTAGTCACGTTATCGGCGAGCGAGCCGGTTCGTGATTCGATGGTCGTGGCGATAATGTCGCTCACGTTTGGAAAAGTAGCCATGATTTACCCTTTCATGATCGATAGACTTGGCTCGCTATGATGTCTCGCAGCGAACCTTTTAGCGGCTGAGAGCCTACAGACGTTGGGGCTGAACCTTTGACACTTACAGCCGCAGATTTTGCGCGCTGTGCTTGTCGGTCGGCCTCTACTTTCCTTAGAGCCTCTGCACGTTCGTTTTCAATCAGGGATTTCCTGACATCTGGATTTAACCAGGCAGCCTTTTCGTATGCCTCGTCTAACGTCTTGGCTTGCCCTGCTTCTAGCAGGTCGGCCATGTCGTTGCGTACAGCATCGAAATGTGGCTTATTTGAGCCAAACTCAGCGAGGGTATGCCCCACTTGCTCAGTCTCTTGGATTTGGTTGTTATTTTGCCACAACATACGCTCTTGTTGCAAGCGTTGGTTTTCCATTAGCAATTGCTGTGTGTATGGGTCAACCTGTGGCGATTGCTCAAGGTCAACCCCGTATTGCGTGGCTAGTTGGCGAATGTATGCGGCCTTGGTTGTCGGGTCGCTTGTGCGCAGCGTGTAATCGGCCTGTAAGAGCTTTGAAATAGCCGTGGGCGCATCAATGCCAAGCTGTTTCAAAGTAGCCTGGTATGGGGCTACGATGCTGTCGTATTGCCTTGCGCGTTCGCTGTGCGTCTTAAATTCGCTCACACCCTTATGAAAATCGCTCTCCCTGCGCTCTGCTTCAAGCGCCAATAGTTTGACCTCTGCGGGTGTCAGTGCTTCACCCCGGTCAGCCTTTAGCCAAGCGGTCTGTGCGTCAGGTTTCCAACTAGAGGGCGCTTTTCGTGGCGCAGGCTCGGCGCTAGAGGGCGCAGCGTCATCGGGTTCTTTTTCAGCCTTGGCGAACTTCCCGGCCTCGTCGCGTGGCTTATCAGCCTTTGGCTCTGGCGTCACTTCGGGTTTATCCGTAGAGACTTCGGGCTCTTTTGCCGTTAACGTAGGCTCTGGGGTATCTTCGCTATGTTTTTCAAAAGCTTCTGATAGGGCTGTGCGGAGGTCTGACATAGGGTTTTCCTAGTTTGTGTGTCGTTTGTAGGCTTCGATAATGTCCCGACGAATGCCTGTATCGGGTTTTGCTTTAGGGGCTAAATGCGCTTTGACCTCGTTGCCGATCTCGATCAATCGATGCTGCTTGAGGTGTTCTCTGTGCTGCCTGCGCCCGCCGATCATCTCGCCTGTTTGCATGGATTTGTAAGGCTGAATATCGCCCATCACAAAAGGCGCAGCGCTCTCAGGTCTCACGTATTCGTCAGCAGGCACAAAATCGCCTTTTTCCTTATCCCAAATGAATTTACCGCGCTGCACTTTGCCGCTGAAAATCTTTCCATAGCCGTCATCGAATGCGGCTTTGTCCTCGGGTCGTCGGTTGCTGCCTTTACTCATTTAGTCCATCATCATGAAGGTTAGTAGGTCGTCATCCTCTTGCGCGATGCGTTGCAATTCTACAACAATTAGCAACTGCCGTGCAATGAATTCCTGTAATTTGCGGTCGTTTATAACCTTTTGGTAATCCAATGATGCGATTTTTGCCTTTACTTTAGGCTTTACGTCAGCATCTTGAATTGCCTCAATTGCTTCTTTTGGCGCTTCTTGCACCGCCTCTAATGCGTCTTGCATGTTGACAATGCGCTCAAGTTTCTTGCGATACCTGCGCCATGCGTCACCATCATGGGTGTCTATGGTTTCGCCGCCTGAGACAGTGCCCCAGCTATGGAGCCACGATTTACCCCACGATTTAGCCCAAGCGCTTGCCATTATTGCGGATTCCAAGGGTCAGATTCAGTGCCCGTACCCTTCACCTGCACATCGTTGACGTACTGGATGTTCGCATCCACTGCCCCGCTTTGTGTAAAAGTGAGGCTGTCTGTCTTTGCTTTTACGGCTGCAATATCAGCGTTGGCAGGCGCGGTGTACGCGCTTGCTGCAAGTCGCGTGCCCACAGCCACATCCAAGCGGCCAAGCTCCGTAGCAAGCTCAGTGCGCACCTGTGGCGCGGTCAAAGTGCTGCGAGTGCTGATAGCCGCGTCCAAGTTGTTCAACCGGCTGTCTGTTGCCAGTAACGGATTGGTTGGGATGGCATCAACTTCGGCAATGATAGCAGTCTGTGCTGCTGTCACGTTGGTAGAAGTTGCCAAACCTTGCCGAATATCAGCAAGCGGTGCTGCTTGAATTTGATGGATGTTACTTGCAACATGATTTTGCCCGTTAAACGTCAGTTTATCGGTTTGCACTTTGATGGCTGCAACACTGGTGTTATCAGGTGCAGGTAGTGCAGCGATAGCGCTTTGAGTTGCGTCATGCTCGGTTTGGTTTGTGCTTGCCAGTGCTTGCAGTGTTGTTTCTTTTGCCACGTTGTCCAAGTTCGCAACTTGCACCTGTGAGCCTGTAAACATAGGCACATCCGCGTTGACTCCAGCTGTCAGTGTCACGGGCGTGGTCTGTGTGCTCATGACCAGCACTGCACCCACCTTGCGCTCAAAGTAAACCGACACGCCCACGTTTGCGGGAGACACGGCAAAAGCGCCGGAGCCGGTACGTGTTGCGATCAGGCTGTTGTCGCTTGCTTTGCGCATCTCGACTGTGTCAGTGGCAGTGGGGCCAGTGATGGTGATCTGGCCAGCGTTGTTGACATCGGTGAATGGCGCGGTAATGGTGCCGTTGTTCGTTACCAATGCCGTTGTTTTAAGCGTCTTGAACTTTGACCCAGCAGATAGCGTAACACCTACGTTGACCACCACGTTCATGTCTGTGACAACATCGCTACCGCTTGCGCGGACTGGCTGCACACCGATGCTAGGGAATTCCAGTTGCGCTTGAATAGGGCGCGTTTTCCACGCCTTTAGTGCGTCATAAACATCGTCATATGTACTGTTGGCTGTGACTGTGATCGTACCCACGCCGGTCGTAGAAACCGTGAAGCTGTTGCCCAGCTTGGTGACTGCGTTGGCCTCGCTCAGCGTAACGTTGGTGTCGGCAACTGGGGTCGCAGGCATCAAAAGCGCGGCAACCGATTGAAGTTTTGTGTTTGGCAGGTCTTGTGGCAAAAAGCCATAAGCCCAAACGTACCCGTCAAAAAGGTCTGCGCCCGGGACGTTCGTTTTTCCTCGAATGTCAAACGGTCGAACCTGCCCTGATGATGTTTTTACAACCTCACCCAGCAACACGTTAAACATCACCGACTCGCCAGTGCCTGTAGTCGTGTTGATGTAGTACCTGTCAGCAGTGTAGTCGTAGCCTGCAAAGCCGTTGTATCGAGTCCCATTGTTGGTGTCCTTGATGTACAACACCGCACCAGAAATAGGGACGCCTTGAGCTGTTTTGGCAACAAACTTCACATCTTGCGTGGCAATCACTACACCCACGAAGTTAGGATTCGATGTCTCGGTGTCACCCATAATGGCAAGACCGCTACCCTTGCTTGAGTTGCGAAGCTCAAGGAAAGTGTTGTACCAGACTGTCGCATCCGCTGTGCTGCCCGAAAACGTCACGCCAGACAGGACACTGCTAGGCAGTCTGCTGTCACTTTTTTCGTAGCTGATGCCTTGCAAGTTGACCAATTGGACGCCCGACACAGAGGTCGGGAATGTGTCAAACAACAGCTCAACACCAATCAGCTTACCACCCGTGATGTTGTAAGAGCCGCCAGAACCCCATCGACTAAATCGGCGCACTTGCCCGGTCAGTTCGATGGTGCCGCCAATAAAGTTGAAGTTACCCTCAGAGAAACAAGTGTGCTTGAGGCGCGAGTAGCCCCCTGCGTAATTCAGAGTGCCGCCGGGCGCTACGTAAAGCGAGGCCGTAGCTGTCAGCAAGTCGCTAAAACCATTGCCCGTGTTGGGGTATGGCTTGTCGCAGATAAACGCGTTGCCGCTTGGGTAATACGTGTACCCGTTAGCGACAATTGCAGAACCAACATTAAGCGTGCCTCCGCTTGACACCTGCACCTCATGCCCACCGGGGCCGCGCTGAGTTGCGTCAAAAACAAAGTGCTCAAAATCGGGGTTAAATGTGCAAGTGCCTGTAAATCGCAACTGCAACCCACGCATTTTGTAGGTCACATCAGTGCCTGACACAGTTGTGTCAACACCGGGCACGGATGCCAAAGCGGCCATGCTTGTGTCGGTTCCGCTTTGCGTGATGATGGCCGTGTTGACGATGCCAACGAACGACTGTGCGTTAACGGCTGTCGCAAAACTGCGATCGAGGATCACATTGTTGGCGCTAATGAACTGGGCCACATAGCCCCATTGAGCGCCCACCTGAACGATGAAGCCAACCCACCCGCTTGTAAAAACGGGATTGGTAGCCATTACCGAGTTTGACCCGGCAGCAACCGTGATCGTCCCCGGCTGTGCAATGCTTGCCACTGAAAAGCTCATATCAATCCCTCAAAATTAAGCCGCGCTCAGTCGCCGTATTGCAGCGATGCGCGGGAAGTGCTACTGGGAGCGTTTGCGAGTTGGGTATTTAAAGGCATGTTATTGCTCCATCTAGTTGCTGCACCTAGTCCAGTTGCCATGATTAGACCAGGGTGAAGATTGTGCCGGGTGAAACGTTGTTGAACTTGATCGTGAATGATTCACCGTCAGCAAGCGATACCGTAGAACCGTTATCCCACCATGCAATCAGAGCGTCAGCGGGAGATGTGGCAGAGTCGTTGTACAGCACCCAATAACGGAAGGTTGCCATAGTGCCGCCCGATGCGGTAAATACAACCTGCGTACCTTGCACAGTGGTCGTGCCCGCTGTTTCTGATAGCGTAATCGTGGTTGTATTGCCGCCCGTGGTGTAGCCGTTACCAGCCGCAATCTGCGTAATGTCTGCCAATACGGTATTTGTTGCTACAGGAGCGCTATTTGTTAGAGCCACCTTAAACGTCTGAGTGCCAAAGTTATACACCCCTCGATTTAGCTGTTCGCTGAAGTCTTGGAATTTGTTGTACGTTGCCATTATTGCTCCATCATTTCAAATGAACCGTCTGCTAGTTTGCGCCCGACTTTGCGCTTAGGTCTTGCTATTTCAGCGGCCACCATAGCCATATTGTTAGCAGCCTGCGCGATAGATTCAGCCGATGTGCTGATTTGATTGACCATCTCAGCCATTACCGCGCCTGATTCGCCCGCCATCCCTTTGATCGTTTCGCCAATCTCTCCGAGTTGGTCTTTTGCATCAAATTGAACGGTGGTCGAAGGCTTTTCTGCTGCGCTTGCGGTCATCTGTGCAATCTCTAGCTTAACCTGCGCGTCCAAGTTGGCTTTCATGGTTGCCCGCTCAGTCTCCGCCTGCTGTTTCATGGACTCCAACTGTGTCTCATGTTGGAATCTCTGCGCCTCTAACGCTTGCTGGCTTTGTAGCTTCGCGGCCTCTAGCTGTTGGCTAGCCTGCATCTTTGCGCCTTCAAGCTGCATTCTTGCTTGCTCTGCTGCTTGGTCTGCCTGCGCTTTGATTTCCTCAGGGCTTGAGCCTTGCGGCTTCTGTGGCTCACTCATTTTGGCTAAGGCTTGTTCAAATGCGTTTTCTAGCGTTCTAGCGCCTTTAAACGAACGCACACCGAACATCAGCATTTCACCGATAAGCGGGGCGAGTGCGGGCTGGGCTTGCGCAACAGGTAGCGATTGCTGCATAAACTGACCAGCAGCGGTTAGAAACTCCATCCGGCTTTGCTTTTCGGATAGCTCATCCATTTCTACCATCGAATCAGCGGCTACCTCGATGCGGAAGTTTCGCGCCGGTTCGTCTTTGATAAGCTGAATCGCCGCCTCTGCGTATTGCTCGTCCTGCGTGCCTTGAATGCCCGACATATTCAGAAGGGTTTCAGGGCTATAGAAGTCAGAGATTAGCTGCGCTTTTATACGCAGAATCTCAGTGGCGAACAAGGCCACATCCTGCTGCAAGCGCTTCAGTCGCAGGCTTGCGTATTGGCTCTTAATCTGCTGTGCAGTTGCGGTTTCGCTTGCCACCGATGCACCACGGATGATGTCCGACAAGCCTGTGATCTCATAAATGACTTGTTTAGCAGCTTCGCGGGCTTTGTAACACTCATTTAGAGCGCCCACCACTACATCAAGCGGAAGCCAATCAATCGTGCCTTTTACGCCGCCTTTTTCCGCAAATGCCGCCCATTTGTCTACGGGGATAAGCTGATTGTCAAAGCCCTCATTGAGCATCCGCTGAATACCCGTCTGTGACGCATCGTAAACGCCCACCACCTTAACAGCCTTAGTCAACATGCCGATACGGGTAGTCAGCATGTCGATTTCGTCAGCCTGATCTTGATACAACGCGAAGTCAGGCACAGGCACAAGTTGATCGCTTGTCTGCGTAGCAAACAATGGGCAAGGGCATGGGTAAAACCCATCCAGACCATACGGGTCTTTGCGCTCGTCTAGGATTTTTTCGTAACCCTCGGCAACCCAAACCACCTGTTTCTTCGACTTGTCCCAAATTTCCCAAATTTGCGCACGCTTTAAGTGGTCGGTCTGCTCACCGTTGCGCTTCATGTCGTCAAGGCCGATAGGCTCTTGCGTCAGAGGCACGTCTTTGAACTTATCGCCGAAGCGGGAAATAACCTCTGCGCGGGTCATATAAACCCTACGCGCCACCCATGTCACCTCGTCCCATGTGCGGGCTACTGTGTATCGGAAATCTTCCCAGAACACGTAATCCACTGGGCTGCACTCATATTCGTATTTGTCAACCTCACCGCCTTCGGTTACTTCGTCTTGTGATTTTGTCTCAAAGCGCACCCATGTAACGCCGCGTCCAGGCAGTAGGCGGTCAAGAATAGCCAGCCTGTTCGATGCGTCAAAATCGCCGTAGTGGTCAATCTCGTACTGTAAGCAGCGCTCCAGGATTGTCGAGGCTGTGCGGCCTACGGGGTCTTGGTCTTTATACCTGCGCTCTACCTGCGCTCGTGGTGTCTTGCCGTACAAAGCAGGCAATAACGTCTGAATGTTTGACCACAGAATGTTAAAGCGCTTTTGCCCGGTTTGGGCTTGGCTGCGCTCGTCACGATAGCGCTTGATGATCTTGCGCCCGCGCTTAACCCATGCCTCATCTTCTTTTTTGGATAATTGCAGGTCGGCTAACCATTGCTGCGCTGTTTTCATGCCCGTTGCTCCCAGCATTCCATGAACATTGGGTCATCAGGGTGGAATGAGTGAACCCCTTTAACCTCGCATTTGCCCCTCAAGAAGCCCCCAGCCTTGTGATGCGGCACACGCTCCAATTTTTTGCATGTGTTGCAGTTTTTCTCAAATTGGTCAAAATCCCGCGCACTTTCTTTTCTAGCCTTTACCGCATCTTTGTGGCAAACATAAGAGCCGGAAACGCTTGGCAAAATAGCCCCAAGAAAAATAGCATCTTCAACTCGCACGGTCTTACCCGTGTAATGGCAAATATAAACACCGGGCGAAACCTCGGGGTTCAGCACTTTTCTTGATGTCACATCAATCATGGCGTAATCACCACTGCTACAGCGCTATTGGCAGCAAACGGGATCATGCCGGCCCATGT